AAGAAGGCGTCGTCGATCCGGGCCGCCATCTCCGTGGCGTACTCTTGGGCGAGCCAGTCAGCGACGCTGATGGCGTTGTCGGCCAGCAGCTCGTTAGAGACCTTCGTGGCGATTGCCAGCTTTTTGGCCACCAGCTGCACCATCGTGGCAGTCGGGTCGCTCGTCTCAATCGTGGTGTTCTCGCCAATCCAGTAGCCGGTCACGCCCGTGAGCCGCTTGGGCACCAGGAGCGTGTCCGAGGACATCGTGACCCGCTGGGCCAGCGACATCGACACGCCGAAGGTTTCGACAAGCCGGATGATGGTATTGCTAAAATCCTGGAAAACCAGGCTTCCGCCGAGGCTCTGCACTTGGCCGCCCAGGTCTCGATACTCTGCGCCGAGGTTGTCGCGGCACCACTGGCGGGCCTGCGGATCACCGAAGTGCGCCTTGAGCCACTGGCCGCAGCGGTGGGCCACTTCGTGCGACTCAAACGCCCGCAGCCGGCCACGGTAGGCAACCGGCTCGATCCGGGCCTTCTCGGCAACCTCAACCGCCGGGGCGGCGCGGTTCAGCACCTTCATGAGTTCAGACTTCTTGGCTTGGCGGGCCTCTTCCTTGGCGATCGCCGACTTGATCCGCTCGGCCTTCGCCAGCAGTTCGTCGTAGCGGGCCTGACGGGCCTCGGACGCAGCCACGGCGGAACGCTCGCCTTCGGTGACTGGCTCGTCACCTTCCATCGCCGTCTCGGGCTCCTGCTCCTCGAGCATGCCCATTTCAGCCAGAGTGGTGGCGAGTTCGTCGAGAAGCTCTTTAACGCGGCTGGCCATGTGGATGGCTCCTGTGTGTGCGGTAGGTGGTTGACCTACTTGCACGGTACGGAGCCAAAGAGCCTGCTTGCAGTTGCCAAATACCTAACTAGGTATTGACCGCCGGCGGATCTCGCACGACTTCACCACGTGCTTATCCGTGCGCCGACACGCAGCGCAGCGCAGATAGCGAATGCACACGCCACCACGGTTCACCGATGCGTACACGCCCAGCCT